ATTTGTCATAATGACTCCTGTGGATTGATCCAGTAATTCCCTCAGAATTGCATATCAATTTGCTTAGAGTCCCCGGCGGCCACCGGGGATTTTTTCTTTGTGATTTCATCAAGCGCATACTTAAAAGCTCTGCTAATCGGACTGATGTCTGATGCCATGCCAAAAGCACACAAGACCGAAGCTATAAACCTCCAGTCTGTTCTGCTTATCTTCGATTCATGACAGCCAATCATCTTTGCCAGACCGCGCTGGGTAAGCGTTGACAGGTTGATGAGTAAATCAGTTTCAGCGCGATCAATTTCTCGCTGTGATAGTTTGCTGTAACTTGTTTGTTCCATTTCTTAAGATTTCCAATAGTGAATAGCTAGTTGAAAGGTATGCGTGGAAACGCATATGGCCTTAGTTGGTCAGATATATTGGGACTCGCTTTGTCAGCGACGTAGGACGAATGTCCATTGTGAAAATAGCGGTGTTACTTATGCAGCCGATGCTCTACGCGATACGAACACTAGGTTTTCCTTTTTCACAGGTTTATAACCCGTGAAATTACGAGTAGCTTCTTCGATTGCATTCGCTTTATCAGGGGAAGCTCTTCGAAATCCATATGCAATCTGGTCAAGATAGCCAACTGAAGTTTTCGCTAATGCGGCGAGTCGCTTCCATTCCTCACTAGAAGCCTCTTTTCGCCAGCGTAGTAGTTCATTACTCATTAGTGCCTCCGTTTATCACACAGAACAACTTTACCATTTTGATAAATCATCCGCAATGTAAATTTATCATATTGCGTATTTATCCATTTGCTAAATAGAGGGAAAATTGTGAGATGGAAAACAAAGATATTCGCAAATCGAATCTGGCGTTTTTGCTAGATGAGCATAAAAAAATCGCGGGTAACACTAATGCAAGCTTTGCCGATAAGCTTGGGGTTAGCCCTTCTCAACTCACGCAAGTCTCCGGTGAAAAAAGCACTCGAAACATAGGGGATAAACTAGCAAGAAAATTTGAAGCCGCGCTTGGGTTACCTAATGGGTGGCTTGATTTGGTACATGATGTAACACCAATTGCATCATGCTCAGATTCTTTAACTTTTGTCGGTCAGGTAAGAAAAGGGTTAGTGCGCGTGGTTGGTGAGGCAATTCTTGGTGTTGATGGTGCCATCGAGATGACCGAAGAGCGCGATGGGTGGCTCAAAATTTATAGCGATGATCCAGATGCCTTTGGTCTTCGTGTGAAAGGAGACAGCATGTGGCCCAGAATAAAATCAGGAGAATATGTACTCATTGAGCCTAACACCAAAGTATTCCCGGGTGATGAGGTGTTTGTCAGAACTGTTGAAGGACACAACATGATCAAAGTTCTTGGCTATGACAGAGACGGAGAATACCAATTTACAAGCATCAACCAGGACCACAGGCCAATAACGTTGCCTTATCATCAAGTAGCAAAGGTGGAGTATGTGGCTGGTATTCTGAAGCAATCTCGCCATCTGGATGACATCGAGGCAAGGGAGTGGCTGAAAAGTTCGTGACTTCATCGTCACATAGCTGGTAACCAGTGGCCTGAAGAGACGTTTGGGTGATGTACATAGCATTTCTGGATAAAAATACAGATTCCCTTTATGGGAAATGAATCTATAATTCCCAAAAAGGGAACAAAATCGGATTATGAAGGTCTTAAACGTAGAGAAGCTTCACAGTTTTAGCCGGAAGCACAATCAGGCCAAGGGGGCTTTAGACTCTTGGTATGATGAAGTGATAAGAGAAAACTGGAAAACGACTCAAGACATACGGAATAGATTTAATTCTGCCGACTTCCTTCCTAACAACAGGGTAATTTTTAATATAAAAGGCAATAACTATCGGCTCGTTGTCCAAGTTGTTTACCAGGCAGGAATGGTCATAGTTGAAAGAGTTGGAACTCATGCAGAGTACGACAAGTGGAGGCTTAAATGAATCGAACTAGCTGGCGCATCATTAAAAATAGTGAAGAGCATGCTGCAGCTATGGAAAGGCTCATTGAACTTGCGTCTAGTGATTTACAACCTGGAACTGAAGATTTTGATGAGTTTGAACTACTAGGCTTGCTTATCGAGCACTATGAGTCACGCGAGTTCCCTATGGACAAGCCAGATCCCATAGAAGCAATCAAGTTCCGTATGGATCAACAAGGCCTCTCTTATGCCGATATGAAACAATACATTGGCTCAGCATCTAAAGTATCTGAGGTCTTAAATCGTAAGCGTCCATTAAGTCTTTCAATGATCCGTAGACTACATGACGGACTTGGAATTCCTGCAGATATCTTAATTCAAGATATGAGCGCAATTGAATGGAGCCTAGTTGACGCAGAGGAAGAAGAAACAGCCATGACTAGCGTCATTGCTCGGTGTGAGTCAGCCGTCACATCACCTTCTGCTTATTTCGCTGAAAAGGCTACAGAATCTTACTTTTCAAAAATGTTGTTCAGCGCAGTAAGGGGTAATGGCAAATGCAAAGAAAAACGGAATGTTTTTTCTTTGATAAGTAACTTGTCATCAAGTTTCACAGCGGCTAGCAACCTGAATGACGAAATGACTTCTGACGGAAATTACTTATTATTACCATGAAAATTGAACTCATTAGCAAAAAAGTTGAACGCTTGGTTATGACACGGCTAGAAGGCGATTCAACAGCAAAAAAAGCCATAAAAACAACCGTTAATCTAAATAATGAACTTTACACTAATGTGAAGGATTCAAAGCTATTTAGAGTGAGATATTTTGCCTCCGTAACTATTGAAGGCAGGCTTGAGATGGACATCACATACGACTTTGACTTCCGGTCAGAAGATGATTTTTCTCATGAAATGGCAAAATCATATGAGGTAAGGTCCATTGCTCCCAATATGGCATATCCCTATATAAAAACATATGCCGAGCAAATTATCCTCATGTCAAACCTTGGTAGGTTCACTCTGCCTTATTTTGATTTCTTGGCCAATCCCATGGAAACGAACAGTAATAAGTGAAATTCCCCACCCGGCCTCAGCGCCGGGTTTTCTTTGCCTCACGATCCCCACACCTAAAAACACATAACCAATTGTATTTGTTGAAAAATAAATAGATACAACTTGCTAAACAACGCAATCCAGATCTCCCTCAAATCTCTTTATTTATCCTGTCGAATTCCTACAACAAAATAAAACACCATAAGAATCAATACGATATTTGAAAACCAAGAGAATTTATCATTTTGCTATTGCCATTAATTTATCATTCCGATAAAGTTCACCCATCAGCAGGACGCACTACTCACCAGGGCGGTGAATATACAACGATTCGAATATGAATCTACGGCGCTGACAAAGCGCAATAACCAAAGTGAACTTTGGGGTGAATGCAGAAGCTAACCTTCTCGGCGGAGGCGCTTTGCAATGATTACGCGACCGGAGTTAGTCGCCCGGCTGTATTCACCGCCAAAGTTCATCAGGAGGTTCCATATGACACGCAGAACTCAGTTCAAAGGCAATTCTCGTTCTCGTCGTCGTGAGCGTTTAAAGGCAAAGGCATTAGCTAACGGCGTACTGGCCCGCGAAGAAGCAATAAGTTCAGAAGTATTACACCGCCCAACTCTAAGTAGAGCGCAGATTCAGGCTAAAGGTACTCACGAAACGCCTGATCGCATAGAAGACGCTAAGCCAATTAAGTTCATGGCACAGGACGTGATCTGGCAGCAGGAAGAATACAGACGCAATCTGGAGCGAGCGGCCATTGTGTACGCGAATGAGTTTGGACATAAGCAACCAGAAACTGGTGTATGTCTTCCAAATGTAGCTCTTTACGCGGCAGGCTACCGGAAATCCAAACAACTGACAGCAAGATGACTTGTGTTGGTCGCCAGAAAATGAAATTAGGCAGCAAACCACTTATTTGAGGTGATATATGACAAAATCATGGAGCGTACCTTTTCCTGAATCAGAAACTGAACATGATGGAATGCCTGTTTTCTGGAGATTCCAGGCGACAGTTGAAGAAGATGGGATAAAAATATTCGCACTTCAATATATAGCTTTTCATCAGACAGAGCATTATGCATGGTTGGTTCCTGCGCATTGGATTGTTAATTTTAAACCAGCACCAAATCAGTGGTTACAGGAATGGAAACAAAGGAGAAATAGATATGCAATTAAGAAAGTAGCAAAAAATGCAGAAAGATCTTTTGCATTCCCAACGAAGAAACTTGCCATTGAAAGTTTATTGCGCCGGAAGAAATACCATTTAATGAGAATCAAACAAGATTTGGCTGTTGTATCAACTCTTGTTGATGGTATGAAGAATATTGATACATCAACACCAGATATTGAATATAACTTTGGACACAACCAAGAAACAGAAAATTGGGTATTTTATTAGTACGAATAAGCACTGTGTATTCATTCCAACGAGTGAATACACGGAGCAATGTCGCTCGTAACTAAACAGGAGCCGACTTGTTCTGATTATTGGAAATCTTCTTTGCCCTCCAATGTGAGGGCGATTTTTTATCTGTGAGGATATGAACAGATGTCAAACATCAAAAAATACATCATTGATTACGACTGGAAAGCATCAATAGAAATTGAAATCGACCATGACGTAATGACAGAGGAAAAACTTCACCAGATTAATAATTTCTGGTCAGACTCTGAATACCGACTCAATAAACACGGCTCTGTATTAAATGCTGTATTAATCATGCTGGCGCAACATGCTCTGCTTATAGCAATTTCAAGCGACTTAAATGCATATGGTGTTGTGTGTGAGTTCGACTGGAATGATGGAAATGGTCAGGAAGGATGGCCTCCAATGGATGGTAGCGAAGGAATAAGAATTACCGATATCGATACATCAGGAATATTTGATTCAGATGATATGACTATCAAGGCCGCCTGAGTGCGGCTTTACCGCATACCAATAACGCTTCACTCGAGGCGTTTTTCGTTATGTATAAATAAGGAGCACACCATGCAATATGCCATTGCAGGGTGGCCTGTTGCTGGCTGCCCTTCCGAATCTTTACTTGAACGAATCACCCGTAAATTACGTGACGGATGGAAACGCCTTATCGACATACTTAATCAGCCAGGAGTCCCAAAGAATGGATCAAACACTTATGGCTATCCAGACTAAATTCACTATCGCCACTTTTATTGGCGATGAAAAGATGTTTCGTGAAGCCGTCGACGCTTATAAAAAATGGATATTAATGCTGAAACTGAGATCAAGCAAAAGCATTCACTAACCCCATTTCCTGTTTTCCTAATCAGCCTGGCATTTCGCGGGCGATATTTTCACAGCCATTTTCAGGAGTTCAGCCATGAACGCTTATTACATTCAGGATCGTCTTGAGGCTCAGAGCTGGGCGCGTCACTACCAGCAGATCGCCCGTGAAGAGAAAGAGGCAGAACTGGCAGACGACATGGAAAAAGGCCTGCCCCAGCACCTGTTTGAATCGCTATGCATCGATCATTTGCAACGCCACGGGGCCAGCAAAAAAGCCATTACCCGTGCGTTTGATGACGATGTTGAGTTTCAGGAGCGCATGGCAGAACACATCCGGTACATGGTTGAAACCATTGCTCACCACCAGGTTGATATTGATTCAGAGGTATAAAACGGATGAGTACAGCACTCGCAACGCTGGCTGGGAAGCTGGCTGAACGTGTCGGCATGGATTCTGTCGACCCACAGGAACTGATCACCACTCTTCGCCAGACGGCATTTAAAGGCGATGCCAGCGATGCGCAGTTCATCGCATTGTTGATCGTCGCCAACCAGTACGGCCTTAATCCGTGGACGAAAGAAATTTACGCCTTCCCTGATAAGCAGAACGGCATCGTTCCGGTGGTGGGCGTTGATGGCTGGTCCCGCATCATCAATGAAAACCAGCAGTTTGATGGCATGGACTTTGAGCAGGACAATGAATCCTGTACATGCCGGATTTACCGCAAGGACCGTAATCATCCGATCTGCGTTACCGAATGGATGGATGAATGCCGCCGCGAACCATTCAAAACCCGCGAAGGCAGAGAAATCACCGGACCGTGGCAGTCGCATCCCAAACGGATGTTACGGCATAAAGCCATGATTCAGTGTGCCCGTCTGGCCTTCGGATTTGCTGGTATCTATGACAAGGATGAAGCCGAGCGCATTGTCGAAAATACCGCATACACTGCAGAACGTCAGCCGGAACGCGACATCACTCCGGTTAACAATGAAACCATGCAGGAGATTAACACTCTGCTGATCGCCCTGGATAAAACATGGGATGACGACTTATTGCCGCTCTGTTCCCAGATATTTCGCCGCGACATTCGCGCATCGTCAGAACTGACACAGGCCGAAGCAGTGAAAGCTCTTGGATTCCTGAAACAGAAAGCCACTGAGCAGAAGGTGGCAGCATGACACCGGACATTATCCTGCAGCGTACCGGGATCGATGTGAGAGCTGTCGAACAGGGGGATGATGCATGGCACAAATTACGGCTCGGCGTCATCACCGCTTCAGAAGTTCACAACGTGATAGCAAAGCCCCGCTCAGGAAAGAAGTGGCCTGACATGAAAATGTCCTACTTCCACACCCTGCTTGCTGAGGTTTGCACCGGTGTGGCTCCGGAAGTTAACGCTAAGGCTCTGGCCTGGGGAAAACAGTACGAGAACGACGCCAGAACCCTCTTTGAGTTCACTTCCGGCGTTAATGTTACTGAATCCCCGATCATCTATCGCGACGAAAGTATGCGCACCGCCTGCTCTCCCGATGGTTTATGCAGTGACGGTAACGGCCTTGAGCTGAAATGCCCGTTTACCTCCCGGGATTTCATGAAGTTCCGGCTCGGTGGTTTCGAGGCCATAAAATCGGCTTACATGGCCCAGGTGCAGTACAGCATGTGGGTGACGCGAAAAGATGCCTGGTACTTTGCCAACTATGACCCGCGTATGAAGCGTGAAGGCCTGCATTATGTCGTGATTGAGCGGAATGAAAAGTACATGGCGAATTTTGACGAGATGGTGCCGGAGTTCATCGAAAAAATGGACGAGGCACTGGCTGAAATTGGTTTTGTATTTGGGGAGCAATGGCGATGAAGCATCCTCACGATAATATCCGCGTAGGCACGATCACTTTCGTCTACTCCGTTACAAAGCGAGGCTGGGTATTTCCCGGCCTTTCTGTTATCCAAAATCCACTGAAAGCCCAGCGGCTGGCTGAGGAGATAAATAATAAACGAGGGGCTGTATGCACAAAGCATCTCCTGTTGAGTTAAGAACGAGCATTGAGATGGCACATAGCCTTGCTCAAATTGGAGTCAGGTTTGTGCCAATACCAGTAGAAACAGACGAAGAATTTCATACGTTAGCCGCATCCCTTTCACAAAAGCTGGAAATGATGGTGGCGAAAGCAGAAGCAGATGAGAGAGACCAGGTATGACAACCACTGAATGCATTTTTCTGGCAGCGGGCTTCATATTCTGTGTGCTTATGCTTGCCGACATGGGACTTGTTCAATGACACCTCAGCAAGAAAACGCCCTTCGCAGTATTGCCCGTCAGGCTAATTCTGAAATCAAAAAAGCCAGACAGCAGTTTCCGGATAAAAACGTCGATGACATTTGCCGTAGCGTACTGAAGAAGCACCGCGAAACGGTAACGCTGATGGGATTCACACCGACTCATTTAAGTCTGGCGATCGGCATGTTAAACGGCGTCTTTAAGGAGCGATGAACATGAAAAGCAAAATCATCAGGGAGCTACAGGCTCCTTTTTTATTATTCGCATTCACCCTCAAGCGTATTAACCAACAATTCAGGGATTAATGAAAGATGGCGGACATCATTGATTCAGCATCAGAAATTGAAGAATTACAGCGCAATACAGCAATAAAAATGCGTCGTCTGAACTACCAGACTATATCCGCCACTCATTGTTGTGAGTGTGGCGATCCCATAGATGAACGAAGACGTCTGGCCGTTCAGGGTTGTCGGACTTGTGCAAGTTGCCAGGAAGATCTGGAGCTTATCAGTAAACAGAGAGGTTCGAAGTGAGCGAAATTAACTCTCAGGCACTGCGTGAAGCGGCAGAGCAGGCAATGCATGACGACTGGGGATTTGATGCGGACCTTTTCCATGAGCTGGTAACACCATCGATTGTGCTGGCGCTGCTGGATGAACGGGAAAGAAACCAGCAATACATCAAACGCCGCGACCAGGAGAACGAGGATATTGCTCTTACGGTAGGGAAGCTGCGTGTTGAGCTGGAAGCAGCAGAGAACAACCTTATTGATAGTGAATGCCATGTTGCTGAACTGGAAGAAGCGCTACGCGATAAGCAGGCGTTACTTGAAGCCTCAGAAAAGCGCAACGCAAAATTACAAAGCGAGAATGCATACATCCGCAACCGGTACAAAGAACTGGACCTGTTAATCGGGAAAAACATTCTTGTCATGCAGGCTGCGATTATCGAATGGCAGGCAACTGGCGACGCTAAAAGCGGACTGGCATGGATTTATAACACACTGTTTGGCCCAGGCGAATTGCCGGACGAATCTGAGAAAGATGCTCAGGCCTACTTTAATCGCAAATATGCACCGATTGACGAAAAGCTTATGGAGCTTCACAAGTGGTTTTGGGAACAAAGTGAAGCCGAGCGCGCCGCTGGCATTCGCATCAAAGGAGAGTGAGATGATTCACTACCACGGTGGGCCTATTACTCCTGATACGTGCGCAATGAGAGCATGGAAAGGGCGACATGCGTTTATCAGTTTTGCGCATTCAGGCCAGATCAATCTCGCGGCTGAATACTGTCAGTCGTTCGCGCTGGACAACGGTGCATTCACCGCCTGGAAAGCAGCTGGCAAAAACAAAATCGACTGGAGCGATTACTACGAGTTTGTTGCTCGCTGGAAGAATCACCCAGGATTCGATTTTGCCATTATCCCGGATGTTATTGATGGCGGAGAGGAGGAAAATGATGCGCTTCTGAATGAGTGGCCTCACGGAAAACTAGCTGGCGTTCCAGTGTGGCACATGAATGAAAGTGACGAGCGATTTATTCATTTGTGCAATGAGTTTCCGCGAGTGGCTATCGGTAGTTGTGGCGACTATGACGTAAAGCGCCCAACTCTTGCGGTAGCCAGAATGAAAGACCTGATTCGTCACATTGTTGATGGGCATGGTCAGCCGGTTACGAAACTACATGGATTGCGCATGTTAAATCCGCTGATATTCACAAAATTACCCTTAGCCAGCGCAGATAGTACGAACGTCGCTCGAAACATCGGTATTGATAAAGCCTGGTCTGGGGCTTATGCACCTGCAAGTAAAGAGACACGCGCAGCATTAATGGTAGAACGGATTGAGGCACACAATAGCCCTGGTTCTCTTGCGTATTGTGAACAACGCGACCGCTTTGAAATGCAATTGCAACTAGCACTTTAAGGACTAACAAATGACCACTATTACCAAAGAACGTATTGAATTGTTCATTAAAAATCCGCTTGAAAACGGGCTTACTCGTGGCGAACAAATGGAACTGGCACGAATTGCACTGGCATCACTGGAACGCGAACTGATTCGCCACGAGCATGCCAAATGGTCTGACTCCACATTTGGCTGCGTTGGCCCCATTGGTCCACTGAAACACCTCTCAAAAGAGGCTCTGGAAGCCGCAGCCGAACCAGACGATCTCAGCGAGTGGGCTGATATGCATTTCCTGTTGTGGGATGCACAGCGCCGTGCTGGCATCAGCGATGCTGAAATTACCGCTGCTATGGAAGATAAATTGAAGATCAACATGGAGCGCCAGTGGCCTGAACCAAAAGATGGTGAGCCTCGCTTGCACATTAAAGAACCCGGCAACTCTCCGGTAATTCCGGATGGTTTATCCACGGTATGCGCTGAGGCTTATCAGGTTGTAGGAGTTATGGCAGATGCGCTTGGTGTATTCGGTGATGCAGCAGTACAGAAAGTTCTGGATAACCTGTCACAGCAAAAACTTGTTCACAGAGATGTGCTGCCGTTCTCGCTTCCGGCAACTCCGGATGGTTGGATAAGCTGTAGTGAGCGAATGCCTGAAATGGGAGAGCGACAATGCTATGTGTTAGCAGCTGACTTTAAAAACAACTACCCACCAAACATCCCCAACACTCAGGTCGGCGTATATGGCGACTGGTTTAATGATGGCAAGCCCACTTGGGATGACGGTGATGGCGAAGACCTGTATCTCAAAGAGGTAACCCACTGGATGCAGCTACCAGAACCGCCGCAGGAGGTGAAATGATGAATTGGCCTGAAGCATTCACCGCAGTTGGAGTTGCAATAGCGGTGGCATTTATTCTGTATTCGCTTTTCCGCTGGGGATAAAGGAATGTTCGCTCTGATTCAACGTGGTCAGATATACACGGACAGAGCCGGATACCCTGTGGTGATTACTCGCAGTACTCAGCACTCAGTGTTCTTTCGACGCATGGACGGGCGCTCCGGACGGGTACGCATTGGTGAGTTCAACAACCTGTTCGAACATATTGACCAACAGGAGTACCGCAAAATTCTGGCGGGCACTGAGCAGGAAATGCGCCTGAAAAAATTACGCGCAATGCAACGGAGGTGATACATGCATACGGCTTTTGAGTTCTGGGTTCGCAAGACATTCGGCAATCGCTACGACCTGACCCGTGATGTCGACGGCTTCTACTGCCGTGAAGTTGTGAAACGAATGTTTGACGTGTGGTTCCACTGCCGTGGATGAAAGTTTTATGAGGTTGGCATGCAGACAATCATCTATCAGATAACCCCCAGCAAATGGTGTACGGAGAGAGTCCTTATTGCATCAACAGGGCTAAAGCCCGGCACCATCGAGCGGGCCAGAAGAAAGTCATGGATGCAGGGAAAAGAATACCGCCATTACGCTGTAGAAGGTGATCCTGGGCATTACAGTGAATGCCTGTACAACATCGAAGAAATTATGCGATGGATCGAAAACCAGAAACAACCAGGTGCCAAAAATGCAAGTTCCGGTTAACCTGTTAATGCTCCTGGACGTCTGGGAGGTTTAATGAGTAACGCATCATACCCGACAGGCGTTGAAAACCATGGAGGATCACTCCGTATATGGTTTCACTATAATGGCAAACGTGTCAGAGAAAACCTCGGTGTTCCTGACACAGCCAAAAACCGGAAGATCGCTGGTGAACTTCGCACTTCCGTTTGTTTTGCAATCAGAATGGGGAGTTTCGACTACGCCGCGCAGTTCCCTAATTCCCCTAACCTGAAACACTTTGGTCTGGGAAAAAGAGAGATAACCGTTAAGGCACTTTCGGAAAAATGGTTGGACCTTAAGAAAATTGAGATTTGTGCGAATGCACTTAACCGTTACCAGTCAGTAATTAAAAACATGTTAC